CCAGGATCTAGCATGCCTATGCGAATAGACGTGCGACAACCCTAGAGGAAACCGTCTCTATGGTGGAATTCGCATCCCACCATCCACCATCTGCCAGACGGCAGCGTGGTGCTCGGTATACAACGTAACCGAGAGTAAGGCATGGTTTGAAACACCATGCCGCCCCCTTAACCAGGCCCTTTCGGGCCGCAATGGAAGACTCTAACTATGGGAACCAAGCTTGATCAGTACGAATACGGCCCACCTAGGGTCGATATTGTATCGTCGCAGTGGAATCCGGGCTTGCCCGGTATAACACAACCACCGCAATTGATATCTTATCGCCAAAGGATTGGGACCGACTCAACCCGATCAGTAGCCGAAGCCTTTAAAAAGGCGAATGGTTACATGCCGGTTTACCCGTACGAAGTTGTCTCCGTTGTGGGGGGATGTGTTCCAGGCAGCTATGAAATGCTAGCTGTCCCCGGCCATCCAACGACTGCCGGCGCCTTCATAAGAGGTGTCGGACAGCGTTTTGAGCTGGTGGAAAAGGCCTCAGATATTTCAAACTGGGGCTTTGACTGGAATCACGCCGCTGCTCAGCCTACTCTCATGTCTGCCCGTGCGAACGCTAACGCGAACGTACGGGATCAGTCTGTGAGTTTAGCAGAGGACGTTGCGGAGCTAGGTCAGACAGTCCGAACGGTATCCGGTTTAATCCGGCGTATCCATAGGTCTATCTGGCATCTTCGCGCGGGCGATCTGCAGGGTGCCGTACAACAGCTGGGGTTCAAGCTTATTCCGAAGCGCATATTCAAGAAATACGACCGTGCAACATGGTGGTCAACTTGGTTAGCGATTCGTTACATGTGGATACCCCTGCTTTCGGACATCCAGGCTGCGGTGAAGCTGTACAATGATACTTGGGCAGGAAAACCGCTCATTGTCAAAGTACGTGGTCGCGCGTCTGATCACTGGGAATCATCTCCAGCGTTCGTGCACCCGCAAGGGTCGAAGGCGCAGATCGGCTTCACCAGAAATATTGACGCTAGGTATGAAGGTAAGTGGGAGGTCGGGTATATATACCGAATAACCAACCCTTCTCTTGTTCTTGCGAAAGCTTGGGGCATCACCGATGTCGCCTCGATCGCATGGGAACTTACTACAAAATCCTTTCTTGTGGACTGGTTGGTCAATGTCGGTGACGTCATTGACCAGTTTGGTGCATGGAGTGGATGTGAGTTCTTGACAGGCTGGGAAACGTGGCAGATGACCGAGTATTACTCGGAGTATGCCTCGGATCCTGTACCCTGGAGTCCGTATTTCACCATCGGAAGTTTCACGCCGGCATTCTCTAACTGGACGGTTTACCGTCTTCGTCGGAGAGTGTTAACATCTGTGCCACCAGTGACCTTGGTGCTGCAGAACAACTTAACGGTCAAGCGAGTTATTGATGCAATCGCATTGCTCGCAATAGCGCTTGGTGGTAGGCGTAAGCTTGCTTCCACGCGTCGCTCTTAACAAGGAGTTTCATTATGGCAGATGCCACAACTCTTTCGCTGCTAAATGCGGCGGCTGGTGCCGTTCTCTACTATCCAAAGACCATCGTTTCTGGTGGCCTTTGTACGTACGTGGACCGCACTCTCTCTGTTGAACAGGGACAGTCGATCGCATCTGCGATGGTTCAATCCTCGCAGACGGCACGCAAGGTGACGGGTAAGTTGACCTACCCGGTCCTGGACGGAGACGGTAACCTGGCGCGTGTTTTGCTGGGTACGTTCTCGTTCGTCATGCCCCACGGTTCCGATCTTTCTGACCGCGATGAACTTGCGGCCCGGGTTCGGAGCTTGATCGACCACGCTGTTATTACGGCGATGGTCGAGCACGGCGAATCCCCCTGGTAATGTACGATGAAAAAGGACACTACAGTTAAACGTAGTAGACCGGGTAAAATATCCGGTCGTGCCCGCAGCGAAAAAGCTGCCAACGTACTCAACGTCGGAATCAAATTTGACGTTGTCACCTTTGGGAAAGTCGTTATGTCAGGTTTAGGTGGCCCTGTTGCAGAAGAGGTTTCTCGTCTTCTGTCTGCAGGTGACTACCCAGCCCTTGTGGACTACTATGTGGATCCGGCGGAGTATTCTAACGCCGTATCCTACATGGATGCGAAGCAAGCGGTTGCGCTTCTTCAGAAGTACCCCAAGTTCAAGCACAAGGCCCTAAAGCCTCAAGCTCGTGCCCGGGAAACCTTCGAGGAATGCGAAAAGGCCTGCGGTGTTGAAAACATCAAGTGGCAGTGGAGACATCTCTTTGAAAATGAGATGTCCGTCGACGACGTATTTCACGTCGCTCGCCGTAAAATCCAAACTGTCCTTGGTGATTTTGATGCCGACGAGTGGAGCAATGCGATGCGTTTTGGACCGGGAACGGCAACTGCCGTCACGGGAACAAGCGACTACGCGAAGCTCTCTCAGACTCCGTCAATTACTGTGGAGTTTGAGCCCTTCGGACGCCGGATTTTAAGCAACTTCCCGGCGTGGGCACAATCGATTGTGAACGGTCATCCCACAAGGATACCTACACTGACGGTTGTGCCAGGTGGTAAGTACTCTCAAGTACCTAAGACTGCAAAGACGCACCGTAACATTGAAATCCAACCCTTGCTGAACGGTTTCGCTCAGTTGGGAATAGGGGCAATGATGCGGGAACGTCTCAAGGACCGTGCGCATATTGATCTTGACGATCAATCACGCAATCAGGATCTTGCAGAATACGGCTCGAGGACTTGGATGGACCCTGAAAAGAGTCTGGCCACAATCGATCTGTCGAATGCATCTGATTTGATATCTAGAGAACTAGTTCGGTGGTTAATACCTCCTGATTGGTTTCTCGCCATGGATGTCTCGCGTACGCATAAAATTGCTGTTCAAGGCAAGTACCGTCCCCTGCAGAGATTCTGCAGTATGGGGAATGGGTTCTGCTTTGAGCTCGAAAGCCTGATATTCTGGGCCCTAACGAGCGCGTCGGTTCAACTGGCGAATGGTGATGGTCGAATGGTTAGCGTGTATGGGGACGATATCATATGTCCTTGCCCATGCTATGACCAAGTGCAGTCAACACTGTCAGAGGCTGGATTTCAAGTTAACACTAAGAAATCCTTTAAGTCTGGCCCCTTCCGTGAAAGCTGCGGAACTGACTGGTGGAACGGGTGCAATGTCCGACCAATTTTTCTAAAGGAACATCCCAATGAACCGGGAGACATTATACGTCTTGCTAATAGCCTTTATCGCGTTTCAAGTCGGTCTGGTCTTGGTTTCACTCTCGACCGCCGATATAGAAGCGCTATCACGTTTGTTCAGAGACTTATACCCTTGCGGGTCAGGTCAAAGCTCATCCGTGGTTGGGGTGAAGTAATTCCACCCAGCTATCAGCAAGTAAAGAGACGTGATTCACTCGGGCTACCCGCCCTTGTGAACCATGTTTCCGAGTGTGATGACATACTAATTGACCTTCACGACCGGAGAACCCGGCGTAGGAAATTAGTGTTCCTGCAGAAGAGGAATTATACCCTCAATTGGTACCCTTCCCTAGCTACAGCGCTTTATCGGCTGTGGGTTAGAGGGAGAGAAGTGGACGTTGAAAAACCAGTATTCGCCACGCCTGTCGATGTATTTCTTCACGACAGGATGGAGAGAATCATCGGTACTCGTACCGATGTGGTTGTGGACGAAAGTCGAACGCTCACGAAGCTGTTCGATTATCGCCGTGACCACGGATACTGGACTTGGAGGAACGAGAGATGGTACAACTACTCTCGTTCAGACCACGTCTCCTGGGCGTAAGCCCAGGAGGGTCGTGACCCAAC